CAATCGTTAATTCCGTTCTGAATATTAGTTTTGATATCGGAAGTATTAGATGCAGTGCCAGGATCGTATTGTGCAAAGACTTTCAAATACAAATACATCTGTTCTGGGTCGATAACTACAGGATCAATTGATGCCATAGCATATTTTCTCAAATCTGCAGAAATTGACTTTTTAGTTGCATCGTTAAGTAAAGAACCAGTCTTAGTTTGAATTGCAATAAAGACTTTTCCGTAAATTGGAGGATTTAAAGAGTCTCCGCCATATGCAACAACAGAATCGGCGTTAGAATACACTTTTTTAGTAATTAACGCATAGTCTTGTGCTGTTACTGCTCTATATTGTGCAGCGTAGTATCTTGGCGCATTATATTTAATAGATTCTAAAGTTTCTGCTGCAGCACCGAGTTGTGACTTCTCTTTCACACTCAAAGTGACTGATGTGCCACTATAAGCACTTCCAACATTGTCTACAATCTGTCCTATAAACGAAAATGTTGTAATTTCATTTGCTTCCACACCAGAAGTAACCAAATACTCTAAAAGTACGACTTCTCCATCTTTTAATGCTCTACCTGCAGTATCATCACCAAATTTTACCTCATAACGCATATCTTCACCTTCACTGAGGAAGTATGCACGAGTAGTTGCAGTCAAATCAGTGATTGTATCAGTCAGACTGTATAAATCTGATGTTGTTGATGATTCGTTAGGTTTTACCCTAACAGAAAGAGTTGTAATATCTGCATCCTCGGAAGGAACTTTATAAACCTGAGTTGCAAAGGTATTAACAAGGTATTGGAAGGTGACTATACTACCTTCCATGATCATTACGTTGTCGAAAGTACCAATACCTGTGCTAGGACTAACAGTAGTTGTAATATCTTCTAAAATGTTAAAAATATAATTTCCACCAGATGCAATAGCACCTTTTTTTAATGTTATGCTACTAGGATATGCTCCTGCAGTCTGTGTTGTTTGTACATCTAGTTTTAAGCATGCTCTAGATGAAGTAATTGAACGTGGAACGTAATTTAAGAGTTTTGCAACGTTAACAACATTATCTCTAATAGTAGCAGAAGGCAAAAATGCCTCATTCATCGCCATATTAGCATTAAATGCAGTATAATATGAATTATACGCTAATGTGTCGATAAGATACGATAAAGAAGATCCTTCAAAGTCATAATCCGTAAATTCGTTCCGACTTCTTAGATAGGATTTGATTGATGCTTTGATATCTTCAAAGTCTAATGCTGTGAGGTTATTTGGTTGCATTATTCAGGTCTCTGTAATACGAACTCGATAGTTTCGTTGATTGGGATTCCAACTATTTTAAACACAATCGTTACATTGAATGTATTTCTATCATAACGAGGTTGTACTCTAACTCCTGTCAAACGTACGCGAGGTTCAAAACGATTAATCGTATTTATGACCTCTTGTTTGATAGCATCACTTGTAAAATCGTCTAGAGGTTCAAATAATAATTTTGATATATTAGATCCTACTAGAGGTTGAAATGGTTTTTCACCAGGCGTAGTCATAATTAGATTTTTAATCGCCTGTTTGATTGCATTGTCGTTTTTCACGACAGCAACATCCTGTGTATTCGCATTTTTCACCATACCAAGTGAGAGATCCGTAAATGAACGAGATCTCTTTTGATCTTTACCTGATATTTTCTTTAACGCCATCTAATACGAGAAGTGCCAGTATTATTTAGCGTCTTTTTCAGATTTTTTCCTATTTGATCTATCAGAACGTGGATCAGTAATTAAATAACGACAATATTCGTTTCCATGGTCATAAAAATGATCTGACATGTCTACAGGAATGTTTGCGTTACGTTTACCGTCTACAATTCTATTTGCCTTGCCCACGATACCTCTTCTTTGCTTTGTTTCTTGACGTAGCACTATACTTCGTGTGTTGACCACGACCTTGTGACGTCTTTTTTGGTTTAGTTTCAATAGTGGATGTTCCCATTGAATATCTTGTTGCCATAATTAAGCTCCTATGAATACATTTGGACTGCAACCCGCAACACGCGAGTTACACGGAAACGCTACGGTACCATCACCTAGAGGATCACCAAACCTTCCTGCTCGACGACCATTGATGAATACGGTCTTACTAGTAGCGAGTAATTTTCTAGCATGACCTGGTGCTGCTTCTCTACCACCCGCAGTTCCTATTGTACAGTGCCACGCAGGAGAAGATGTAGTATGAACACATACACCTTTAGGAAGGGGTTTAACTACTGTGTGACTATGAACGGTTGGAGTAGGGTGAGTAATGAGAAGATCGAAATCGATAATAGGCATTATACCATTAACAATCACATTCCGCACTAATGCAGCAAAAGGTAATTGCGGATGCGGAGGCCATATGGTTGTAGCGTCCATCGCATCTACTGGTCTAGGAGAAACTCTTGGATCAAGAGGGGAATGTGGACAAGGAGAACCAAACAATACACCTCCGCCAAGACCAGGATGATGTGATGATCCTGTTCCTGCTCCGTGTCCTGTGCAAGTTCCCATGAATAATGCACAACCAAGTGCTCCTCCTGCTGTTGGAATGAATGCCATTAGGTTATTGTGAAAGGATTTCCGTACGCTGCACCTGCGCGGGCAGCATTGTCACCTGCTCTACCAAGTTCATGGTAAACAGGTAATGTTCCGCTACAACTCCACGCTTGACAACCAGGTCCAAGTAAACCAGACATTTGATAAGAGGTTACAATAGTTTCACCATTACTACCTGTAGTTGTTCCACCTATAGAACCTGTAGGAGGGTTACAAGTAAAATGTGAATTACCCGAATTTACTGGTGTCATAGAAAGTGTAACATTTAAGTTCACTTTTGACGTAGGATCCGCACGAAACTGTGTCATCATATATTTAGTCCCCGTGGATGCCTCAGGAAGATTGACTAAAGGACCTTGAACAGTCTCAACTAAGTTTTCTTTATAGTTTGTATACTCAGGAATCACTTTTTGCGTCATTTCATCAAGAACTGCATCTCTATTTGCAACTCTTTGCTCCTTATCGTCTTTCAAAAACGTTTTTACCTTGTCAGGAAGTTCAGAATCGTTCAAAAAGTTCAAACTATACTGATCATTTTGTGTAGCATCACGAAGAGTCTCTAAAGAACTAGCGGAATATCCTCTTTGTCCTAGTTTTTGGACTCTTCTACGGTCAGGATCTGACTTAATATTGATATGAGTTGTTTTTTCAGTGAAAGTTTGCCTTTCTTCGATGTCAAAAATCGCATCTAGAGACGCAAATTCGGTTTGTGTCACTTTTGGAGACGTAGAAGGGTCAATCTGCATGCGTTTTACCTCATTTTCGGTAAGAACTGCTCTAATTTCACTGTCACTAAGACCTAATTGAATCAAACTTTGGTATGTTTCGGGTTGATCAGTCGCAAATGAGTCTACATCGACTGGAACTATCCCCGCTTTAGGTAAATTATTCAAAATTTGGATAACTTGTTGCTTAGAAGTGTTAGGAGTATAGTCATCATCGGGAAAATTCTCTTGAGTTGAGGTAACTTCCTTGTAAATATTGCGAATCCATGCCTTTGGAGCATTATCTGCGTCATATCCGCTACCTGCATTTGTAATTTCAACTGCTGTGAGCACTCCATTAGAGAACGTACCCTTCAATTCCGCGTTTTTTCCACTCTCAATGAGAGGTGCAGTGACAACAAGGTCAGGTTCTTCCTTTAATTGGTTCCAACCAGTCCCTCCATCGACAATTGTAGTGCCTGTTACGCGCCCATTTGTGATTGTAAGTGTTACATCTGGTTGTTTTACCGAGTTATAAATGTCTGGTGCGTCCAAATCTACGTCTGCGGTGACAAATTGCATAGATTTATCGATAAATTCATACTTTCCAATCAAGATTGCGCGGTCGGGAATGCCTTTTCCTGCAATTGTGGTAATTTGGTGCGCCCTATTTGACGTATATTGAGTATCTTTTGCAAAATTATTACCATTTCCGTCTAAGTATGCGACATGATACTGGAAATTTTGATCATCAGTGTGGAAAACGCGGGTAATGGTATGTCCATTAATGGTATCATTCGCTCTCAGTAGATCAAAACCCGATGAATTGGATAATGAAGTAATCGAACCTACTCCTTTAATTCGTAATTGTATCTGAAAGTTAGTAGTGCTTCCATTAGTATGAGTATGTGTATAGGTTAACTCAAAGGTATCACCTACGGAATACCCTGATCCATTACTTAGAATCTCTGCAAGTTCCCAATTAGTTCCTAGAATACCACCTTCAATGCCATTTTCAGCAATCTGTGGTTCAATACGAAACTTTACCCTAAGTCCTGTAGTTGCATTATTGTTGTAGTTAGGAGAACCAGAAGTCATCTGTGCTCCATTTAGGTCATATATCTGAAAATCCTCGTGACCAGACTCAGTATTAACGTCCCAGTTGTTAGTTGTAGTTGAAAGGAATGGCGTACCTTGTAGTTGGTTCTCATTCCATATATCAGTAAAGGTAGATGAACCTATTTCTGCCACCTCAAAGTCCACCGCCCCATTTGGCACTTGTGTGGATAGCGCATCATACTTGAAAGCGATCTTGTTAGATGTGGTTCCAAACCCGAATAGAGTGGGGTGAGGGCAGTCGGGGTCGCCCGTATAATCTGTGGGAGCGGTATACTTAAGGTCTGTGGTCGCTGCGGTGCAGGTAAATGAACTGCAAGGGAAACAATTAGATGAAGTGGTTTGATTATCACCACCATACCCAGAACCAGACCCGCCACTCGTAGTTGTGATCTCATCTTCAATATAATACGCAGGAGTTCCTACATGACCCGCTTTAACAGACGTATCATATAAGTATGAGAACCATACGTCAGAGTATGCAAAGTCAAAAGAAAGTTCTGAAGGAGTATAATCAAAGGTTAATCGACAGATTTTCCCAGTTTCACATGTATGATTCTTAAATATCTTACCACATGCACCTGCTGTTTGAAAATAAGTCTGGTCACTATCACGACATACTTCAGACTTATTATACATGACGAAGTTATGTTCTCTAGCAGGTATAAAATACTCGGTATTATTTCTAATCGTTGCAGTAG